GCGCCCTCGGGCGCCTCTCCTGATGCCGTAGCATCGGTGACTCTACATCGGTGCTTCCCTGAAACTAGGAGTCTTTCTTATGACAACCCCTGCAGTTTATCGTGACCTTAGGACTAGTGCTGCTTTCACCGCCAAGTGGTTCTATGGTGGTGTGCACTATCCTAACGGGGACCTTCGGGTCACCCTGTCAACGTCACGGGACTACAGGCAGCGTCCTGAAAGCGTTCCCGGTGGTAAGGTAGACGGCTTATGGCCTCTCAAAAGCTGGCATAATGCATGGGTGTGGGGTAACTCCACGCACAAGTCTTTTGTTAGTTACAACAAGGCCTCGCCATACGACCGTTACGTGTTCACGAGTGCCCCTTTTATGGGGGTAGATGTACTCGTGGGTGCTGCGGTGCAACTGGCACCCTTCCTGGATGGAGGGTTGTTTCCGGTGAATCTGGAGTCAACCACCAGGAGGGATTTTCTGACGGAGCTCGCGGGCACCAAGTGGGAACTTGGTACTTCGTTAGCCGAAGCCAAAGAGACGGCCGGTTTTTTACGGCAGCTGGCGAGTGAAACACATCGCTTAGCACGTTCAATGGCTCAGAGGATTGGAACAAGTGCCCAGAAGATGTCAAACATCCTTTCGGACGCAGACTTCAATGTAGCCTTTAACCAGGGCTTAACCTCTACCGAGATCGACCGGGGTTACAATTCGGTCAGAAATCGGAAACGTCGGGCAGCTGCTCGACAAAGGTTAGAGCGCAAGTACGGTCGTCAGACCGTAGCTTCACTTGCCTCTGCGTGGTTGGGTGCGCAGTTCGGCCTAAAGCCGATGCTTCACGATCTTGCCGACGCTACCGTTCACCTGAACAACCTGGTGACGGCGGAGAAGGAAGGCGTGAAGATGCGTTGCTCAGTTACGCGTGGTGGACAGGAAACTGTACGTCACAGAATAAACTATGACTCTGGTGTTCTGACAGGGTCTGGTGAAATAACCTGGGTCGTAGACTCAGCCTGTACGATTGTGGGGGACTATGTCCTCGATGACCGTATGCTGCGTTCTAACCGCCAGCTGGCCCTAACCAGTCAACTTTCCATGGGGTATGAAATCATCCCGTACAGTTGGTTGTTGGACTACGTTGTTGACGTAGGGGGTTGGATTAAGTCGCTAGATGCTCCTTTAGGTCTGCGATGTACAGGTGCGGCTATTTCCCGTACGCAGAAGTTGAAGCCTGTACTCATCAAGCCCGAAAACAGATACATGGGCTACGATGGGATTAAGGCTTATAAGCCAGAGGCGTTTGAGATCGGTAGAACAACCCGATCGCTTGTGCCGATGGTGTACCCTGGCTTGCCCCCTTTAGGGGACATGCTTTCCGTGACCCAAGCGGTGAACGCCGTGTCGGTCTTAACTCAGCTCGTCTTTGGACGTCGCTGACTCATCCCTAACAAGGAAAACACAACTCATGATCTTGAATGGTCACACCTACGGGTATCGCAACATCATCAACGGCATTTCGACTTTCGTCGATACTGCGGCTACTACTGTTGCAGCGTTTGCTACTCTTACCGTGAAAACACTCCTCGGTAAGGGCAAGCGTGGGGCGCGTGATGCGTCCCGTTCGCTGACTCAGTGGAAGCTGTCGATTCCGACCGTTGCGACTGAGGCAACCGCATGTACGTGCGTGGGAGATGTTCTTTCCCAAGTCGACGTGCACATCGAGTTCCGCAGTGATGCGGCCTCGACCCAAGCCCACCTCCAGGAAGCACTTGATCAGCTCGATGATCTGGTGGCCAACGCACAATTCCGTGCATCGGTTCTCCAGCATTCGCAGCCGACCCAGAGCTGACCCTGGTCTCCAAACTAAGTTAGGAGTTTAAAAATGAATACTCGACCGAGTCGAGTGTGTGTGGGTAGCAAGCGGCGGTCCGGGCTCTCAAAGCCCCGAAACGAGCTTGCAGGTCGAAGGTCCGCTGCGAAGCGGATCATGGAAACCCTGTACTCTGCCTTAGGCATGGGCATTGCGCCCAGCAAACAGGTACGAGACGAGCTTTATGAACAGGCAATGGCTGCTCGAGGAGCCTCGAACTTTGCAGCGTGTTATCTAGCTGCTGAGGTCTTCTCGAAACTGACAACCGATGACTCATCGTCAAAGGTTGCTCGGCAGTCTGCCGCCCTGCAGAACTTCTTGCAGGGTGAAGCTCAGTGTGCGATGACTAACTATCGTCTCACATGGGACCCTTTTCCCACTCAGAAAATCGAGCGGGTTATAGGGATCGCGCAACGCCTCGTGTCTAAGACACTTGGTGATAGTTTCGACTTCGGTGAGTTCATCACCTTGTGCGACCATGGCTCGGGTGCTACGTCGTCGCTCGCGCGACGGCGGGCCTCTCAAGCTAATAAGTGGGAAAGCGAAACCCACATTACTTCGGCCGCATTGCCTTATGGAGTCGCCCTGGCGGAGTATCGTCACCCAGGAATGGGTGTCGGCAACGTAGGAATATCTGGCCACAGTTTTACCGTGGTCGATAGCGATCTCCTAGACAGCGTAAATAAGAACGTGGAAGCGAACCGAGTGATCGGTAAGCAACCCGGGTGGAATGTGTTCTTTCAGAAGGGTGTCGGTCGGATGATCCGACGGCGCCTGCGAAGACGCGGCCTGCTTGAGAAAGACGCTCAAACGTACCATCAGCACCTTGCGTGCATCGGTTCTAGAACTGGTGCGCTTGCTACAGTGGATTTGAAAAACGCCAGCGGTACCATCAGCTGTGCGTTGGTCGAGTTGATCTTCCAGGACTCAAAGCCCTGGCTAAAAGTGATGCAAGACCTCCGTTGTGCCAAGTGGCAATGGGGCGCGGACCATGTAGGAGCTGGCCAATCTGGCAGCTACGAAATGTTTAGCGCGATGGGAAATGGGTACACGTTCGAGATGGAAACCCTGTTGTTCTGGGCCCTAGCCTCGGCGTGCTGTCTTGTTCTTGGCGTTAACCCTACCATAGATGTACTATCTGTGTACGGAGACGATATCATCTGTCCCGTCGAATGCGTCCCATTAATTCGGGAAGTATTCTCGCACTGCGGTCTCACCTTCAACAGCCGGAAGAGTTTCTGGTCCGGCCCGTTTCGGGAGAGCTGTGGTGGACACTTTTATGGTGGGCAAAACGTAACACCGTTTTATGTCAAACGTATACCTGAGTACCTCCCTGATCTAGTTGTCCTGCACAACAAAGTCAGCCTCTGGCTGGCGAGGGCAGGCGGCGATGAGCCGGGGTTGGAAAAGGTGCTTGCTATGTGTCGTTCTAACGTTCCTCGGAGGTTTTGGGGCCCACCCGGCGTAGCCGGTTGTTTGTGGTCACCCTGGCATCTCCACGGGGCGCAGTGGTCACGTGACAAGCAGCGTTGGTCCATCACTCTGGTGCATTTTAAATCGCTTCCTCAGGCTGAACCAGCCTTTGGGGCGTACCAGCAATGGACTTGGCAAAAACGGACAGGTGTACCTACGGACGTAACCGATGAGCTGGTTACCAGCGAGTCCATGCGGGAAAATCGCGATTTAATTGCGACTACCCGCGCGTACGTGGATCCTGACGCGTGGTCTTATATCAGGCAGTCGGAGCACCTTGCTCCGATATATCTGCTGAGCGACGAGAAATCGTCTTGACAGTGGTGCCGTCATTGGCACCCAGGGAGTCGTAAAC